ATGTTCGGTGCTTTTGATATGGATTCTTTAATAATTGGTGTCATTTCAGGTATTGTTTCTTCCATTATTATATATATTTTGGTTTTTCAAGTAAAACCTAAAATTAAGATTAGTAAAAAAATTGCTCATCATATTGGCGAAGAAAATATATACAGAGTAAAAATTTTAAACAATACTCATTTTGCTGTATTCAATTTATATTATTCATTACATTATTGCTATGCTCAACCAGATGGTATAATTTCTATTGTAGAAATTGAACCATCCAAAAGTCCTTTACATTACATTTCTCCAAAAAGTTTTTTCGATAAAAATAATAATCATGCAATAAGATTGTCCTATAAAATTGATAAAGATAAATATGTACTTGATGAAAACTCATATTTGCAATTTACCATTATAGCAACACATAGTCTAACAAATACTACATCCTATACACAAGAAAAATTTTTTAAAAAAGATATTATTGATGGCGTTTTTGAAACAGGAAATTCATTAAATATAGTGTCCATTTCTACAGAAAGAGCACCACAATTTGTATAAAAATAGCATTTAATGTTATATAAAACAGCTTCTAACACCTTTACAAATTTACGTAAAGGTGTTTTTATTTTATATTGTCAGGAGATGATCTAGTGAATTTAAATAATAACATAAAAAAAGCCATAGATAATTACACATCAAAAGTAAGTTACGAAAACTACGATATGACTAATACTAGCATAAATAAATCTAATTTTGATAAAACCTACATTGGTAAAGTAATAGGCTCCATAAAAGACGATAATGAAAAAGTAGTACGTTGGCAGATATTCGCAAATGCTTCTACTTTTAATGTACTTGCTGAGAATTGTAATGTTATTGCAGTAGGTCAGCGTGTGAGAATGTTTATACCCAGTAATCAGAGAGATATGGTTTATGCGGAGGTTATTGATGACATTTTTTCAAAAGAGAACTTAATTGAAATAGTCAAAGTATCTGATAATGAAGTTTATGGCTTATATCAGGATAGTGAAAATAAAAAAATAAAATACAAGCAGACAATTACCGCAGAAGGCAGTGGCAATGAGCGTCATAATTTTGTGGAAAAGATAGAAGTGGTGAGTGAAAATGACGTTTGATGAAGCAGCTTTGATTATGATGAGTGGTGACGGAACTTTAGGCAAAATTAAGCCAATTACAATCACTAAAAATGGCGACTATGAGTTGAGCGACGACGATAAAGATGCTGGCTACATCGGATATACACCAGTACACGTTGATGTAACCGACTTCGATAAGCAGTCTGTTACTTTTACAAAAAATGGCTCGTATCGTATTGATTCACCAATCAAATATGCCTGGAATCCAATAATTGTCAATGTTGACACTAATCCTATCATCAATTCATTGTCAGTATCGGAACCTGGTACCTATCATGCCTACAGTTATTCGTGTAATGGGTTTGATCCTGTTATTGTGAGTGACAAGTATAAGAAATTGTACGAGCAGGCTAAGGGAAATGGCGAGAATATTGATACTGGAATCACTGACAAAGATGGCAATGAGATAACCTTGGATAATGCGATAGAGGCTACTTGGACTGGCTGGGATGGGCTCACAATAAATAACGAGGTTATAGTAGTTGACCCAAAGACCAGCGTTAAAGTACGGCTTTATGCCATAACTGAGGAAGTTTATAATACTCAAACTGGAGCGTTTTTAGAATATGAGAAATGCTTGCAGTGCGAAATGACTAATCTTAAAACAGGTGATGTTTATTCTGGCATGGCAACTCGTTATTGGTACACAAGTACAACAGCGTCTGGCATTTCTTTGATAAATTTTCGTATAGAAAAGATACATATTACTCTCGGCGAATTGCAAGTCGAAGGTAATACTTACTCAGGAAATGAGAAAGTTAGCGCTAACACAGCGTATTTCTCATGGTATTTACGAGGCGGTTGGGTAAACGCTGGAAGTTTTTCAGATGAGCATCCCGTGTTTCTTCAAGCGGTATATAGTTGAGGTGACATTATGGATTTTCGATCAGCAGCTCTTCTCATGATGAGTGGTGGTTCGGGTGCGACTGGAACTGCTAAAGAACTTGAAATTTGGGACAATGGCGACTATGAACCAACTGATGATGAAAAAGCAGAAGGGATTATCGCTTACGATCCACTTCATGTAATCGTTATGCCGGGAAAGACTCGAACTTTCGGTTTCACTGAGAATGGTACATACTCAATTACTCCAAATGGTGATATCTATCGTGATGGGGCTTTGTACGGTAAAACAGGCGGTAGCAATAATCTCGGTTGGCACTACGGAAATATTAACGTTCCCGTTGATGCGACAATAACAGCATTGTCTGTATCTGAACCTGGTACATATTATGCTAAAGATTATTCATGCGATGGGTTTGATCCTGTAAACGTTTCGAGTATATACAAGGATTTATATAATTATACGGTCAACGGTGGCGATACTCATAACACCAACGAAGGTCATTTTATAGACAATTCTTTGGATACTGGCAACACCGATGACACAAATCTATATCTATCAGCAGGCGATTTCGATACGGTGACTAATACTGGCAATTCTGTCGAGATAAAATTCTGGGTGGAGAAAACCCCACACCCTACTCAGGATAAATATTGGAGATTGACTTATTATTACACCGTAACAAATCTGAATACTGGCGAATCAGCCACAGACGAATGCTATTCGATTAGCTACGGTTGGAATGAGGCTACGACTAAGGAACCATTATTCCGAATAGATTCAATAACCTACGGATCGAATAACTGTGATATTCATTATAGTATGACACGATATAACGAAGATGGTACTGTACGTGATACAAATCGTAACTATCGTGAAATTACTTGCAGCGCAGTAAACGCTGAAACCTACACAGACCATTGGTTTGTATCTAATTCTACTAAATAAAAAGGACGGTGAATAAAAAAATGAAATTTAATGGGATTGAAATTTGGGACGATACTGGTCTCTGCTTTTACACAGATGTTGAAATCAGTGAAGATAATACTCATAACAGGGCAGCTGATGTTAAAGTCTCAAAGAATAACAAATTTCCTTATGTTATCCGAGATGGTGAAGCTTCATATTGGACTGGCACAATAAACGGGTTATGGCTTGATAATTCAGAGGGAGATTGCAAAGAAGACTTCAATCTTGATACATCTACGGCTTGGATAGTTGCCCTTGCAGAGTGGTTACATAACGGAAAGCCTAAGAAGTTAAAACTTTCCGAGGATTGGATAATGACGGTTGAAATTCAGTCAGAGGTACAATTAAATTGCGAAACTTCAGTAGATGTGGCATACAATAACAAATTGTCTTGTAGTTGGGTTCAGACAGAAGAACGTTATACATCGGATAATATAAAACCCTTACACTGTCCTAAATGTAATACTACTGTTATACCCACTGCGGTATATTGTCAGAAATGTGGCACAAAGTTGGTGAATAGTGTATGAGTGTTGTAGAAAATTTTAATTTACACTATGATATTGCCCAACCAGTCAAAGAAAACTATTTCAATCCCAAAGAATATAATCCTAATGCTATTACTCACGTTATATTCAGAGCGTATCAATATAGTTCTGATATTGTAAATAGTGCAAAATACGAGGACTTCTCCCCTAACGTTGTGGATTGGTCTTATTCTGCAAGTGTAGATAATGAATCACGTCAAAGTGCAAGTGTGACACTTCATGTTCCCAAAGACAGTAAAATGTGGTTCATGCGAAGAGAACATTTACAATACGCTGGCTATGATGATGAGTTAGGTTATTTTATCAATGTAGGTTGGAATCCTGTAATATATCGACTGATGTGCGATTTTGAATTACCTGATGGGACTAAGAACAGAGTAGATTTTGGTTTCTTTATTCCTACAGATGATAAATATGACTATGATGCAACCACAAGTACATTTATTATGTCTTTAATTGGCTGTTCTGGAAGCTTTAAGTCCGAATATGGTGGCAGTCTTGTTACTTCGAGAATAGGATATCTTGAAACAGATAAAGAGGGAAATCAAAGAGAAGTAGGATTTCCTTTAGGTATTCACATTGCGAATGATACACCTATTACATCTGATTTTATACGTCAGTTTGTTGAAAAGAATAATACGTTTTTTAGACAGAACAATTCGGAAGTTCCTGTTAAAAACATTTACATAGATGGCTTAGATTTCTATGATACGGTAAAGTATTATGAATTTGAAGAGGGTAGTTCTGTCAGTGATATTTTAAATAGTATTCTTGAAGATAGTATGCAGAATTACACATACTGGATAGACGAAAAGGATAATCTGAGAATACAAAAGAAGTCTCCCCTGTTATATGGGGATGTGATTATGCACTACAGAGATTATAGCAGACTGGTTATTAGTGAAGGAGCAAGTTATACTGATAGTGATACTATAAGTTATGCAGAGGTCTATGGTAAAGACGGTAATTATTATGGGTATTGTGATTGGGCTATGTATAACTTTGATGTTATCAGAAGCAAAGTATTTAATTGTTCTGAGCTTGACACTGATGAAAAATGCAGAAATAGAGCAAGGTGGGAATGTTACAAAGGTTTGTACGGACACGAGACTTTTGACGTAAATCTTGTGGGCATTTATATTTCTCAGTTTCAATATCCATCTATGGCTATTGGCAGAAGTATTGAGTACACGACTATGAATGGCGATACTAATGTTTATACTATTAAAAGTATAGGTTATTCAAATCGTGAATGGACTTTGGGACTATCTATTTACAGACCTTATTATACTGATGAAAAGACGGATTTATCTTCTGAGACAAGAGATAAGTATATGCTTGAAAAACCGGTCATTTTCAAGCATGAAATTGACGGCAATAAGATTAAGTTATATGTAAAATCCAAGGATATAGGAATATCTCTTGTAAAGTTATATATGAGAGCTAATTTTATTGGAGAAAGCGTTGATACCGATGGAACAGCTAATCTTGAGTGGCTTGATGAAAGTGCTTACAAAGTAATTACTTATACTATCCCAGAGGATAATCAGACTTATTTATTTAGTGTACAACTATATAATCCTCAATACGAAATGTCATTATTGAGTAATACATACGTTGTAGATGTTGGAACAGTTGATGATAAGTATTATAAAACCAATAACGGTAAGTATATTGAAGTTGTTAAGAATCACAAGACTGAATTGTTAGAAAGGGCGGTGGAATAATGGCATATATTTATGATTTAGACCCTATTACAAGTTTAAATGAGGCAGATGTGTTTATTCTGAATACATCTAATCGTGTTGATAAAAAAATCAGTTGGCAAGTGCTGTCTAATCAAATATTAGACAAGGTACACTCCCACACAAATATGCAAATTCTTGACAAATTCGGTACGAATAACGAAGGAAAATTAACATGGGATAATGTGATAGTAGGTAGTGATTATACTTTGCCTATTGCTACTAATTCAGTATTGGGTGGTGTTAAGCCTGATGGCAATACAATAACTGTTGACGAAGACGGTACTATTCATGGTGCAAATACTTACACTCTTCCTATAGCAACAACAGCTGTTTTAGGTGGAATAAAGGTTGATGGCACTACTATTACTGTAAATTCCGAGGGTGTAATTACCTGCATTAACGATAGTAGTATTCCTAACTGGGTAGCAAGTACAGATTATACAACAGGAATGTTAGTTGTTAATGGAACGGTTATATATCAGTGTAAAACAGAACATACATCTGGTGCTACATTTGACGATACAGAAAAGACTAATTGGATTGCCCTGACAGGACAGCAGGGTGAAAAGGGTGACAAGGGTGTTGATGGTGTCTCCCCTACTGCAAAAGTTACGCAGACCGACTTGGGAGCAACCATAACTGTGACTGATGCTAACGGAACCACTACTGCCAATGTGTCTAACGGTACATCTGCTATGCTGTCGGTATCACAGACTGAAACAGGTTGTACGGTAACTGCGACTGATAGCTCGGGAACAACTACTGCTACTGTCTCTAACGGTACAAATGGTACTAATGGAGATGATGGAAAGTCGGCTTATGCTATAGCAGTCGAAGAAGGTTTTAGCGGTGATGAGGCTGCTTGGCTCAACAGCCTGAAAGGTATAACGACCGTAACGTCAAGCGCTGTAAATTTGACGGGAACGTTAACAGCTGATGGCTGGTCTGACACTGCTCCTTACACTCAGACTGTTACCGTAACTGGTTTAGCCGAGGACGGATATCCTATTCTGGATTTAATTACATCAGCAGATACGACAACGGGAATTGATGAGAACAAGCAGTGGGCGTACATAACAAAGGCAACAACTGCTGAAAATACACTGACAGTAAAATGCTATGAGAAAAAGCCTACTATTGCTTTGAATTTCGTTATAAAGGTGGTGTAAACATGGCTGATTGTTTTATTACACGAAGAGGATATGGAAGTGGTGGGGGAAGTTCTATTACTACTGTAACTCCTGAAAAATTAGGATACGTTTCTGATGCTATTTTGTTTTTTGACGGTCGATACAATTCCCCCTCTAAACATATATCTAACGGGTCATACTGGATTGATTTAGTGGAAAACATTTTGGCACAAAGAAATAATATCAATAGTGGAACAGATTTGATTAATAACGATTACTATATTAAGCAAACAGGTGTAGCTTCATCATTTAAAATTCCAAACAATTTTAATTTTGACACTTTTACTATTGAAGTGTTTATTGAAATTATTAGCGATGGTGGTACTGGAGAGAATGATATTTTTGATAACTACAAATCTGCTGGATTTGGAATATATACTGAGAATAACAAACTTTGTGCATCAATACATAATAATAGCAATTATTCAATTATTAAAACGGATTACACATTGAACACAAAATATCTAATAACCATTACTTATGATGGACAAGTATTTTCTTTTTATCTTAATGGTATATTAGTTAATACAGCAGAAGTGTCTAATTATAAAAAAACAACAAAGTATCCTTATTTGGGAAGTTACGATGGAAATAATTGTGCTTCAGGAGCTTATAATTATTATCGTTTTGGAGTTTATAACAGAGCTTTAACTACTACTGAAATCGCTCAAAACTACAATAAAGACGTATATAGATATGTCGATGGTAACACTGACAATATAAACTGAGGTGATATACCATGAAGAAGAGCAAAATGGAATTTTCTAAGAAGATTTATATACTAAACATTATTTTGGTTATCTTTGTTGTGATTTCTTCTTTGACATTGATTGCCTTGAGTGGGAGATTGGGTTTGACAGACCTATCTCCCCTTTCTGTTATTTGTACTTCAGCCTTCTCAGAGCTGGCAGTTCATAGTGGGTTCTATGCAAATAAAGCAAAGGTTGAAAATGTAATTAAAATCAGCAAGCAGATAGGAAATATCAATAACGAAAAAGTTGAACTTGCTAATCAAATAATGAATGGCAAGTTCAATAGTAATATGTAAAGGAGTGATAATTATGGCAATATATCTTGTGCCTGATAGCACCGATACTTGGTTTGATGTGCCTATCCAAAAGTACAACATTATTGATCACAATGTAAATAAGATAGCTATGCCTGTTAAGAGAACAAAAAAGCTACTTGGTATAACTATACATAACACAGACTGGATCAATGTTAATTCTGCTACGACTCCTGCCGAGCAATATACAAGAGCTTGTATTAACGGTAATCTTAACACGGTCAGAGTTCATTATTATGTTGATAATAAATGTGTTTGGCAGAATCTACCCAATGACTGGCAGGGTTGGCACGCAGCCGATGGAAATGGTAACGGTAATACTGCGACTATTTCGATTGAATGTATTATGAGAAATTCATATGATAAAGAAAGTTTAAATGCTATGGATAATTGTGCAAGGCTGACTGCTTATCTTTGTCGTGAATATGGTCTAACAGTAGATGATATCTATACACATACTTATTGGCTTCATATGAGAGACAAAGATAGTGTTTCCAAGTGTGGAGATAAGAATAAAATTTGCACTGCAACTCATAAATACAAGGTATGCCCATTGTATATAATTCCTCAGTGGGATAAATTTCTTGATTTAGTAATTAAGTATTACGATGGTGCAAAGAGTAAAATTCACGATTCTATATCAGTTTCTACCACTCCTGTAACAAATAACAAATTCCCATATAAAGTACGCATCATTACAGATGAACTAAACGTTAGAGAAAAGGCAGGCGTTGGAAATAAAATCGTTACAACGCTAAAATTCGGACAGGTATATACAATAGTTGACGAGACAACTGTTAAGAACAAAGATGGTTCTACAGCTACTTGGGGCTTGCTTAAAGCTTATAAGGCAACTTGTGGAGCGTGGATTAACGTTGGCTCGTCTTATGTAAAGAAAATAAAGTAAACGACAGAAAGGAAGTTTTATTATGACAGATACAATCAATATTACTCCTATATGTGAGGGTATTATTTCACTGATTATTACAGTGCTTTCAATAGTGGTTATCCCTAAAATTAAGGTATGGCTTGCAAACAAGCTTACAGTGTCTCAGATAGATATTGTAAAGATTATTGTGACTTCTGCGGTTAAAGCAGCTGAACAGATATATTCCCAGGCAAACAAAGCAGGAAGTGATAAAAAGAAATATGTTCTTGAATACGTACAGAATAAGCTTGCTGAACTTGGAATGAGTATTGATACTAAGGAAATTGAAATATATCTTGAGCAGGCTGTATTAGAGTTAAAAAAGAATACAGAGATAGACTATAAGCCTGAAATCTCGGAATGAGGTGGGCTATGTCTGTTGAATTTAATGAGAATTATCTCACAGCACTTACTCAGGTTGATGAGCGAAGCAAATCAAACACTCATCGTCTTGATGCTGTAGAAGAGGACATTAAAGACCTTAAAGAAAAGAATAATGCTCTTTACGAAATAAACTCCAATATCCGTACTCTTTCTGAGGGAATACTCACGGTCAAAAATGACATACAAGAAGTTCGTACTGAGCAGGGTGAAATGAAGTCTGATATTGCTGAACTAAAAAATGTTCCCACACAGTCTAAAGCCAAAGCTTTTGACACAGCGTGGAAGTTTATTGTTACTGCTGTAGCCACAGGGTTAGTTTCATTTATTCTTGGTCAGCTTGTACCAAATGTGTTTAAGTAAATAATTAACTAACATATGGACTGCCGTACTTGTTGTATGGCAGTCTTATTTTATATAATGAAAGGATGATTTTATGGCTGGAAATCTTTCCACAAGAAGTGGAAGTTATAACACAAGTATATGTAGTTTTTATGTTGATACTGAGGCTGAGATAGCACAGTTACCTACCACCACTAAAAAGGCAAGTGGAACATTTGCAGGTAATCCAGATTTTGATGTATTTCCTGCACTTAGATCAACGTGTATTGTTGGTAATTATGACGGTGAAACCGAGGTATATATTCTTACCTCTTCTGGCTGGAAAAAGATGTGAGGTGAGTAAATGAATATATTCAATAATGATGAAATGTATGCTATTCTAAACAAAAAAATAACAAAGGGTAATGGAAATATTAGTTCTCTTACTGAGAAAGTAAATAATCATATTGCCGATACAGATATTCATGTAACAGCAGCTGATAAGACAAAGTGGAATGGATATGAAAGTACCAAGGCAGACAAAACCGACATTTTATCTCAGACTATCGCAGAAAATCATAATAATATCTTTCGTGGTGATGATTTATTCGCAAAGGGATATGATATCAATGACATCTGCGCTATGATTGCCGATGGGTCATTTTCTGACATTTACATTGGAGACTATTTCACGCTGTCTGGCAGTATCCCCGATGTCCCCTGTTTTGTGGAGCAGACCGGTGATGATGGTACAAAATCGCTGGTTGAATCGACCCAGACGGTCACATACAATACAAAATTCCGTATTGCAGGACTGGATACATACTTGAATACAGGCGATACGGCGTTTGTGCAGCATCACGTTGTGATTGTGCCTGATGGGGTTATCGGTAACAATCGAATGAACAGTACAAATACAACTACTGGCGGATATGTTAGCAGTTTCATGTTTGCATCGGTATTACCTGTGTATAATACGCATTTTGACGTAAAATTAAATAATCATTTGCTGTCGCATCGTGAAATTCTGAGTAATAATGTAACTGGAAATCAGGCAAGTGGCTGGGCGTGGGCTGATGTAAAAATCAATCTGATGTCTGAACCAGAGGTGTATGGCAGTAATCTGTGGGGAAACAAATATGATGTAGGTGTAAATTATAGGCAATTTCCGTTGTTTAGAATCGCATCAAAATATATTTGTAACCGCAACTGGTGCTGGCTAAACGCAGTCGCTGGGGGAAACGATTTTGTGGCTATGACAAGTAATGGTAATGCAACTCGCAATGGGGCTGGGGTTGCACTTGCTGTGTACCCCTGTTTCTGTATTGGTTAAAGAAATTTAGAGAAAGGAGACTGCAAATGGTAGTATATAAAAACAAATGGTTTATTATCAATATGGAACACCCAGATACAGACTGGCTCGGAGATGCCGATTGGGTTGTTCCAGATGATTCAGAACTTGGTAAGAAAATAGTATCCTATGCTCCTAATTTTGATCTTATAGTCAAGAACGGCAAGCTTATTGATGTTAAAAAGGGTAAAATTACTAAAGAAGAGCTTGATGGTATCAAGGAAGATAAAATTGCACAGTCTAAAAAAATGTTATCTGAATGGCTGGCAAGTCATCCGTATCTGTACAGCGACGGCAAGTATTACAGCTGCACCGAGGAAAAGCAGTCACTCCTGAATGGAAATTTAGCATCTTACGAAAGAGCCAAAGCAATAGGTGTTGAGTATCCTCTGAAGTGGAACGCAACTACAGCAGAATGTACGGATTTCAGTTATAACGACTTACTTGCTTTGAGTCTGAGCATTGCAGCTTATGTTGCGCCCAAAGTAAGCAAACAGCAGTCAATAGAAGTTCAGATAAGAAATTGTGAAACTGTTGAAGCTGTAGATGCGATAGAGATAAGTTATGATTAAACAAATAATCAAAAATAGTACGATTTTTGTTGCCTGTGGAATTGTTTATATTATAATCGAGCTATTATACCGTGGCTACACATCACTCAGTATGTTTTTTTGTGCTGGTGCTATTGGACTTTTAGCTTCGCTTGTAAATAATCTTTTTTCATTTGAGATATTGCTTCAATGGCAGTTGGCTATAGGAACTGGTATAGCTACGTTTTGTGAAGGTATCACTGGACTTATGCTTGTGATGATATACGGATATAACCCTGTATGGGATTATAGTAGATTGCCATTTACATTCTTTTGGGGACAGTGTAATGTGTTCTTTTGTCTTATCTGGATAATATTATGTTTTATAGCTATATTACTTGGGGATAGCATTGAGTATTATTTATTTGATGGTAAGAGAGCTTATTATAAGGTGGCTAAGAATAAAATATGGTTTTGGTTGCCTAAGAAAAGATAA